TCTAATTGTTCGTCTTGAACAATAAATGCTTTTGCTACATTACCATATTTGTGTGGTAAAGAATAAACTCTTGTGATGTAGTCAGCTTTTGTAACTGCCCTATTTTGTGCATTAAAGTAAGCAGATGCGTTTTGTTTTATTTCTGTAATGGTTTCTGTTGAAGCACCTCCTGAAGCAGGGTCTTCATTGTTTACCACAAGACTAGCTTCTACCTCTGCTAATGTTGTAGAACTTAAACCTGTTGTAGAATTTGTATAAGTTAATCTGTTAAACGATTGAATGGTGTTTGTAGCGACATTATGTTCTACCGCTCCACCAAAATTATAAACTATGGTAAGTGTTGTGTTGCTTGGCGCCAATCCAAATGTTCTTGTTTTTAAGAAATTACTTGGGTCGAATGATTCATCTAATCTTGATACACCAAGTCCTAATCTTGAACCAACATTATCTGGATTTGGAATTAATTCTTCGTCTGCATTATCACT